TTTAATTTATTGCTTCTTGGTGCGTTAATATCTAAATTCATTCCTGCATAGTAGTTTCTTGTTGTAGGTGATAATTCTCCTGCATCATTGTTACTAGCATATTCAGGAAACGCTGCACTACCTTTGTCTAATAAATAGTCTATTGTTCTTTGTCTGTAAAATTCTGCGGCATCTTTTGCTCTGTTCATTAAAGGTTCAATATCTTCATAACTAGCACTTGATGATTGGTCTGTAGCACCCATAACCACAATAGCGTTATTTACAAAACGTAAACGCATAAAAGGTGCTAATTCTGCAAATGCAAACTGCACTAAAGCTTTTTGTATGTAATCTTCTACAAGCGTTTTATAATCACCTGCTAATGAACCACCTTGTATGTCTGATTTTAGTTTAGCATCTAAATCAGTGCCTAGAATTGGTAGAATGTACATATCCTGTGCCAATAATATGTAAGGCATAATTAAGTTATCATCTACAGAACCACCTAATGCGGTGTCTTTTTTCAATCTTGTACTACTAATGTATAATGTATGTTGTATTGCCATATTTTAATTTATTTTACACCTGGATAATGTCCTCTGTTTGGCATATCTTCAGGCGCTATTACTGCATCTTTTATTCCTTTTGGTTTTGGTGTGTAACTTTTAGGTATGCTATCTGTCTTTTTATAGTCATCTAAACTTTGTCCTTCCTTTAATTCTGTTCCCTCTTTAAGTCTATATAGAATTACCTTCCAAGCGTGTCTACAATATACGCCACCTTTAAATCTAAACAAATCATAAGGTCTACCCTTATGTCCTAATTGTCTATTTACACCTTCTCTACTAGCTTTGTCAATATCTTCTATTCTATAAACAAAACCTGCTCTTGATAATTGCATCATATTTTTGCAAAATGTTCTTGTAGATTTGCTTGGCTTTCTACTTTTTTTGATATACTTAAAACGTACTCTATAATATGATTTATCTAAATAACTAAAAGAATCTTCTTTGCTTCTTATTTCATCTGCAAACTTTTCTATGTCTTTTGGTTCTATTAAACTATCCGCCCAATTATCATAATCTTCTACATAGTCTTGCTCATCTACAATTTCCCACTTTTCTTTATCTATTTTTTCACCTTTTAAATTATCTAATAATTCACTAAATTGGTCATCTGACAAATCATCTCTTACACCTTCTATTTCTTTAACTTTTTTTTTTGCCCAAGATTGACCTGCATCACCACCCCATAATGCCCAAGCTATTCTACCTGCACTTGGAAAACCATCTTCGCCTATTTCAAAACCTTCTGCTTTTTTATCAACTTCGTGTCTTGCAAAAAAGCTATTCATTCTTTTAATCGTGTCAAACGATAGATTGTCACCATTCTTAATGTTCGTGGCACGAGCAACCGCAACTTGAGTTCCGCCACGTCCATATTCTCTACGCCATTCTAAACCCTTTTTAGCTTCTTCTATCATTCCTTTCGTAGGTTTAGTATCTATGTCTTGTAAGTCTTTAAATTCTTGCTTTAAATTATCAGTATCTACATCTTCATTTGTAACACCTTCTTTTTCCTGGTCTTCTTCTGATTGTGTTTTAGTAACTTCTAAATCAATAAAATCAGCAGGTTTTAGTGTTTTAAAGTACAAATCAAGGTTTATATCATTAACTCTAAATATCTTGTCTAAACCTTTTAAAAGTGTATTCTGGAATGGCACTACGACAGTATTATTAAATAAACTAAACGCATCACGCAATTCGTCTGCATTGTTGCCCAATCCACCACCTTCTGCTCGTATTCCAAATAGTATCGGTGATGTAACTCTATGCCCTGCTAAGATTTGGTTAACAGCTTGTTTAGACATACCTTCCCAAGCAGATTGTGCATCATTCATTTGGATAGGTTCAATAACAGGTGCAGTTTCCTTACCGTCATTGAATGTGATGAGTATTTTTCCTGCGTTTCCTGACCCTGCAAATTTTTGATTTAGTTGTCGCTCAATAGTTCTACGTTCTTCTTCTGTAGGTACGCCATTAGAAAAACCAACGTGCATACTTGGTGTCATTCCTGATGTGATATTAGATAAATGAAATTGTGCAATTTCTAATTCCATTTGAATCCAATCTGTAGCTGCAACATAATCAGGTGCAAATCCATAGAATAAAGCAGGGTTCTTATCTCGAATCATTAAGATTTGACTTGCGTTGCTTCTGTCTTCTGTGGAAAATGCACTGTAAGGTCTTGGCTTGTATTCATTTTTTTTTGCTTTTGACCAATCTGCACTATAATAATATGTCCTTATTTCGCCATCTATCATTTTACCTGACCTTATGTATTGAGCAGGTATATGTAATATCTTTGCAATCTTGCTTCTATCTCTTGACCATATCACATTAACGTAACACCCACCAAATAGCTTTAAGTCCATAGCTAGGTCTTTTAATACATCATCATCAGAATTGTGTAATAGTTCCGTCAAACGTAAATAAGATTCCTTAGTGTCTGTATTATCATCAGCATTTGTAGCCGCTAACCCTTCACCATAAATCATAGCACCAATAGACTTAATTAATGCACCATTTATTGCACTACCTAAAAATAATTCTAATAAGTAATTAGGATATAAATTATCTTCACCAAAACTAATCCATTCGTTTCTAGGGTCTTCTACTAAATGAGGTATATTATAATGTGATAATTTTATTAAGTCTAAATTCATAATTAAAATGTTATGTAAACGCTTTCTGTGTCAGAATCGTTAGTTGTATATTCGCTATATGTAACAGGTTCTGCATCACTTGTAGGTGCTAAATTCATTATTCCTGAATATATTTGTGTTAAACCTGTAGAGTCTAAATTACTGCTAGATGTATTTTGATATATTTCAACATCATAAAATCCCAAAGGGTAATCTGTACTTCCTAAAAACACTATTCCTGATGTTAAATTCTCGCCACTTGATGAAGCTAAAATAAAAATAGTAAGCGTTAAATATCTTGCTTTGCTAGTGTATGTAGTAGTAGCTATAAAAGATTTAGACTTACCTGTTAATTGACTTGTAACTTTAACTAATACAGGATATGTAGTATTAGTCATTTTATCATACAAATTTATTCTTGGCTGAGCAACCAAAGTAGAAATGTCATCTCTTAAAAATTGAATCATTTTTCTTCAAAGTATTTATTAAAAAAATTAGGTTTTTGTTCTTTAAGAATTTGCAAGTATTTTTGCTCTAAAGAATGTAAAACCTCGCCTTCATATTTAGTCTTTAAAACTATCATCTTTCTTTTTTTTCTTTGGTTTATCTTCTACAAATAAAGCACTTCTAACAGAATCGTTTAGTCCTGCTATTTGCTTTTGTGTTAAATCATCTAATGGTATATTTAAAGAATCAATAGATTTTCCTTCCCATTCTTTTTTAAGTTTCCAAGCCATAGTGTTTTATTATAAATATAAATAATTATTATTTGTTTTTTAGTGTACAAAAAAAGGGGTAATAAAACCCCTTTCTTCTTTTAAATTGAGTAACGATTAAGTTCCTACAGTTATAGTCAACGCATTTTCATCTGAATCAGGTAAACCATCAAATGGATATTTTGCAGTAGCAGCACCTGCACTTGCAGGAAGCTGAATTAAAGCGTTCTTTTCTTCTGCACCCCATTCTATAGTATAACCATTCATATCACCTTTTGCAGTTCCTGTAACTACTGTACCGCCTGTTACATAGCAACCGCCATCAATACCTAACAAGAATACATTGTCGTTTGCATCTTGTACAAATATCTGTGAACGTGAATATGCCATAAGTCTTAACTCATTAGTCATATCGTGGTCTATCTTTTGAAGCGTTACACTAAGTGTTTGCTCAAAAAATGTAGTACCATTAGCATTATCAGAATTAATGTTTACTGTCAAAACTAAATCATATTTAAATACTTCTACAGTACCACCACAACAAGACCAAGAAGGAAAACCTGCAGTAGTCATTTCAGTAGTATTTATAGTAGCTACGGCAGATACATTATTGCTATATGATTTAGCAATAAAGATTGCTTTTAAGCCACCTATGGTGTCCTTGCAGTCTATTAATCGTCCTCTTGTAATATCACAAGCCATATCTTTTTATTTATTTAAGGTTAATAAAAGGGCAGTATATTGCAACTGCCCATTTTAAAGTCATTTTAGAATGTTACACCAACAACACCGTCAGTTCCAATTCCTGTCTGTACACCTAAACCGAAGTTCATTACAACTCTAATGTTGTCTGAACCATCATATTGATATGACGGTATTAAAGTTGCTTCAGTCATATCTGTTCCAAGATTTGAACCAACTACTAAATTGTCAGTATATGTTGCAACAATAGCATCATCTGGCATACCTGGTCATCTGTAAATTGGATAACCAAAATATCTTGTTTGAGAATCTAATGTTAAACTAGCTAGATTAACACCTTGCCCTGCACCGACACCTGCCAAGTATTGCTGATAGAAGCTAAAAGTTTTATTATTCATATAGAATCCAAAACCTTGCTTAAATTCTAATCCTGGGTGGTCTGCTACAACTTTATCGTGAACTGCTTTTAGACAATCATCGATATTAGTAGCATCAATAGCAGTACCTACACCAGCCATTGTAACTTGCGTAAAGTCTGCACAAGCAGAAGCGTTAAGACCTAATTGGTCAAATACACCATCATCAGACAAGAATCCTGCACCCA